GTAGCCTTCTTTACGCAGAAGTTCCTCGTGCACCTTCACGGAATCTGAATGCGACTGATGGTCTCGGTCTCGTCCCATGTTACACCTTTCCCAAAAAGTTGTCGTACGCCTGCAAGAAGCGTGCCATCTTGTTCATGTCGGCTTTGATCGCCATGTTGTTTTCATGGGCTCCATACTGGCCCAAAACGCTGAGCAAAGCCGACTTCTTGGCTTCAATGATCTGGGGATGCGGACGCTCCAAGAAGCCTGAGTCGTACAGGAATTTACAAAATTCGATGTACTTTTTCATATCTGAAACAGGGTCTGGGATCCCTGGCACGAAAGACTGCCAGCTTGCGAGGTAGGTCCGCGTTGAGGAGTCCACGGCTTTGATGTAGGGGTTGCCCTGCCCCTGAATCTCAAGGGGGATCACCTTCCACCCCTGCTCTTGCCGCGCTTGGATTGCCGCTTGGATGTTGTTACCCTTCTCGTCGATGCGCGACAAGCCAGGGATCAAGCGGATTGCGCCGAACTCGGGCACCACGACGCCAACGCTTTTGTGATCGGCGAAGGCGACCGTGATTCGGTTGGGGTGAGCGCAAAGCAAGTAAGGGTGGATGACCGGAAGCGCGCGTTCGATGGCCTTCTTCCGGAACATGTCCCCCGTTGGGGAACCGCCGATGTAGGCCTGAGGGGCTGACGAAACTTCCGCCCGACTGAGGGCTTCGATCGGGTCGAGACCCTCCGGGATATCCATTTGCGGGGTGCCGCCTGGAATTTGTGCGTTAAGTTTCGCCATGCTTTATTCTCCTTAGATCGTTGCTTTTGCGACAATGGTAACGCCCGACGCGTCGATGACTTCAGAAACCCCCATGTACGAGGTCGAAACGTATTCCGAGGTATCGGAACGCGGGACGCGGTTGACTTCAAAAAGAACATTCCCGAGGAGGAACCCGTCTTTTGGAACCATGGGTGCACGGTCCGACCAGGCGATTGATCTCCTCGCGAGCATGCAAGAACCTCGGTCTGCGGATGCGTTCATCAGTGGGCTTTGCGACGTGGTGTAGATGTCCACCCCGAGGTAAGTCCCGATGGCTCCAGCGTTGATTTTTGACACCAAAGATTGACTCTCCGGCATCCACTGGATGGCTCCGGCTGAGGTCGTGGTGATGTTCGATTGCAAGTGCGCAAACGCAGTCGTATGAAGCAAAGCCAAGTAACGACCCGTGTTTTTCGCAACGTCAAGCTGGCTCTTTGCAGCCAGGAACGACGCGACCGAGAAGGCGACCGTGGTTGTTCCAACCGTGTTTGAGAAGGTGTCGCCGAGGTTTGCAACAAGCGACGTCAACGCCAGCGCGTGCGACTGGATGGCATCGATGGCGAACATCTGCTCTCGCAAGATTTGCCCGGCGGGTCCGTTGGTGGTGCTGCCAGCCTGCGCCATGCCAGAAACGGCATAGGACTTGGAATAACGCGCAAGGGTGACGCTCGCCGTAGCGGTCGTTAGCGCGGTATTCTGTACTTCGGTGACCTCTCCCATCACCTGGGGAAGGTCATACCCGCCCATTCCGATCAACGGAATTTCGGTGGTTACGGTGTTGCTCGCGGATTGAAGGTAAATCAAGGCTTCGTGATTTTGGATCACGGGTGCTTCAACAAGCAGAAGCTCGTACTGCGCGGCTAAGGCCGAGGCCATCGAGATGTTGGTTTCGTTGCTAAGAACTTCGTTCATTTCTTCCCCCACTGTTCAGGTGTTTAGTGCGTTTTGGCTTTCATGGCTCTCACCCATGTAACGCGTGGGGCGCGAGATCACCTTGTATCTGATTTTTTTCAAGGTGTCAAATTTCCTTTTCCAGCTTGCAATTTTCGGAAGTGAAAGTCAAGTAATGCCTGTTTCTTTTTGGGGTCCGTTTCTCGATCTAACATTTCTTGAGTCAACGTCGTTGGTCCCGCGCCATCGGCTCCGGCGACCACTTTTGCCGAATCGTTGACCCCTACTGCTGCCGTTTTGGGAGGCGCGAAAGGAGAAGGCGCGCCCCCAGCCGATGGCGAAAGCCAGGCGGAAAGACCCTTAGGGATGTCTCCGGCGGCCAGCTTTTCGGCGACCCAGTCCGCCAATGAGGGTCGCCCCTGCGGGTCAAGCCTCGCGTGATAGGTCTTTGCGATCTGCTGCGCCTCGTCATCGAGCAAAGAGGGGTGCACCTTTGCGAGTCGAAGAGTCTCTTGGTACTCTTTCGCAAGGTTCTCTTTTTCTTGCACCATTGCCGAAAGCTGCGCTTTCTCTGCCGCGAATAGCTCAACTTGCTTGGTGAGGCGAGCCATTTCAAACTGCAATTGCTTCTTCTGCTCGTTCACTTTTTGGAAACGGCTGTAGGTGCCAGGGTCGCGCTGCTCCCACCCTTTTTCAGACTCTCCGGAAGCGTCGGTCGAGGCCTCGGGTGCGGCTTGGGGAGGGGTCTCTTGGGTTGCGGGCGGTGTCGGGTCGTTCATGCGTTGGCTCTCCTTGGCAGGTATAACATGGGTTTTTAGAACTGTACAGGCGTTGAGTGCACTGTTCAGTCGTTTAGTATTATTTGAATTCTGCGGCCTGCTCGGGGGTTAGCCCCATCATGGTAACCAGCAGCGCCCGGAGGTTGTCGATACTCATTTGTCCAGCTTGAACCTGCGCTAACATGCCAGGAATCAGCGCCACGTAGCCCACCGGGTATTCCCGGCCTCCGTCTTCGCTTTCGACCTTAAGATAAAGCTCGGCGTCTAAAGGTGTTTTCCCGGGGTTCAGCTTTAACCAAGCATCCTCTTTTTTCAAGAGCCCGCTTTCAAGCTGCCACTTCAAATCTTCTCTCACAGCCGAAGACTCTTCAGCGGTTAGCGGAATCGCGTGATAGGTCACGCTCCAACCGTCCTCGGGATAGCCTAGCATGGCGGCCGCTTTTCGCAGAAGCTCCTCGTCTCCAGCTTGGAACTGAGGTTCAAAGCGCCGTTGCGATTCCCTTTGTGCCTCTTTTGTAATGGCGATGGCGTGCCCGCTCCTCGGGTCACCCGCGACGCGCTGGATGTCGGCGGGAGAGATGCCAGCCATTGCAGCCACGCGGCGTTCATAATTTGCCACAGCGTCTTGAATCTCAACCGGATTTGATGACGCGTTCCATTGCCCCACCGAAAATTGACCGTTGCTCATTGCGTCGCTTGCAAGCTGCATTTGGAAAACTGTCGTAGGGTCTGTCGTGATTTGACTTTCACCGTTCGGCCCAATCTTTTCGCTCCCGGCCGCTTCGAGCCCAACCATCCAGCGCTGCGGCCACGACGCTTGGCGCATCACGTGCCCGAAATAAGTCCAGTAAACGGCGCATAGAAGCGTGCCTTCCACTAACTCGCTTAGCTCGGTGTAATCAAAAAGCTTCCCTGTCTTCTGCGCGTGATGCAAGATGTACGGCAAAAACGGCGTCCCATCGGCGTAACGCCACGGGTAACTTTCGCCCCCCAGGAATCCCCCCCACACCTTTTGTGTCAGGTCGCCGTACTCGTACTTGTCCGCCTTTAAGCTTGGTTCTTTCGAGAAGGAGCGCACCGACGGGAACGCCGGATCTGAAATATCATACAAATCCCACACCCACGTATTCATGCCGTCAATGCTTCGCATGCATAGTTCACAAATTGTCACCGGTCGATCCGGATCGTCGACGCTTGCCGCTGCCTTTACCATGTCGGGGTAAACGGGACGGATGTTTAAACCTCCACTTTTCGGCGCGTCGATGGCGAGAAGCATTTCACGAAGTCCGAGCGTGTCGCGCTGGATCCGTTGCATCAACTCCCAAAGACCTGTTTCTTCCACGGCTTTAATCAGCTCGGGGCTCGGTCCTGATACCGTCACTCCTCGATCGTACAGAACGGAAAGCTGGGTGGTTGCTGTTCGGAAGGGATTGCTCGATAAGTCAGGATCCCCCCACGCTTCCGCGCGTGTCGGGCCCACCATCTTTGTGATTTTTTGCGCCACGTCGTCACGCCAAACCCCTTCTAAAATTCGGCGGCGCAAGCGGGTTTCGGTCCACCGCTTGTAGTCCTTTTCTTCCATGGTCACGGGCGCGTGCCCTAAAACTTGCAAGTCGCTCATTGTTCCTCGCTTTTTAAACTTTTACTTTTGCGGGTTGGTAGTTTTTTTGTGGTCGCACCTGGCGAATTGAATTCGCATGCTCCCAAGTGGCGTAACGGATT